AAGACCGGCGTGCTGCCGAACGGCATCTTCACCGGACAGACGAAGCGCTTCATCCAGTCCGTGGCGGCTTCGACGCCGGTCGGCACGATCACCGGCACGTTCAAAACACAGGCCGGTGGCGCGGCGACGACGCTCGCTCTCGGCACGGCCGTCGCAACCATCGCGGACTTCGTCTGGGACGGCGCCGCCTGGCGCCTGACGAGCGCCGTCACCGGTACCGGCTCGAGCCTCACGTAACCCAATCGCCGGCAGAGGCCGGCATTCGTTCTCGGCAGCACGAACCAATCCACGAGGAACACCATGCGTAGCGACACCGGCGAGACCATCAACACAGACTTCTCGATGAAGGTCGAGACGCGCGATGTCGAGGCGTATCTCGCACGGAAGCGCATCATGAAGGCGATCGAGCGCGGTGACGCGCCGCTGCCCGCCGACGTTCGTAAGGCGTCACAGGGCCAGCCGATCGATCCGGGTGACGTCTACATCGCGCCCGAGATCACGGATGCGAGCGTCGGCTGGATGATGGATCAGAACACCGTCGCGAACGCGATGTGTCCGAGCGTCCAAGTCGCCAAGCAGAAGGGAAGCTACCCGTACTTCAGCAAGAGCTTCTTCTTCCGCGACGAGATGGAAGAGCGCGGCGACGCTCAGACCGCGGCCGAGGGCACGATGGGCCTCGTGTTCCAGAACTACGCCGCGCCGGTGTACGCGTGGCGTCTGCCGCTCGGCGCCCAGGCGCGTGCGAACGCCACGCCGCTCGAGCTCGATCAGGCCGGTGCCGAGCTGTGCGGCAACAAGGCGCTGCTCAAGCGCGAGATCTTGTGGTTCAACAAGTTCTACAAGACGGGTGTGTGGACCACGCAGTCGACGTGGAAGACCTCCGGCGGCGGCGGCGTCGCGGGCACCGATCTCACGCTGAACGATGCGAACGCGCTGCCGATCAAGCAGATCAAGAAGCTGCTCGACACGCAGGCTGGGCTCACCGGCGGCATCTACCGCGCCAACAAGGCGGTGTGGTCGCGCGATGTGTGGACCGCGTTCTGCGAGCATCCGAACGTCATCCTCCGCATCAACGCCGGTCAGATTCCCGGCAAGCCGGCCGAGGCGACGACCGACATGGTCGCTGCGTGGCTCGGCCTCGAGAAGCTGATGATCGCGGACGCGATCCAGACCACGTCGGCCAAGGGCGTTGCCGAGGCGAGCGCGACCTACGCGCGCGTCGCGGCGAACGGCGGCATGTGGTTCGGCTACGTGCCGAACGCCCCGTCGAAGTTCCGCCCGGCGGCGATGTACTCGTTCGACTGGGTTCCGCCGAACTCGTTGGTCGGCGGCTACGGCACGGCGATCGCGTCGTACTACCTGCAGGAGCGCAAGGCGCAGATGTACGAAGTCGAGATGTCGACGGACTTCGAGGTGGTGTCGGCCGACTGCGGCGTGTTCGTCAGCAGCGCGACGGCGTAGCTATGGATCACCCGCCGCGCGTATTCAGCTTGGGCACGCCGGCGGTGTGTCAGCAGCCGTTCACGCACGACGGTGTCGAGTTCAAGCCGGGCGACACGTTCCCGTACGAGCAGCTCGGGCTGCTCGAGTATCAGGTGCGCGGGCTGTGGGCGTCGTCGCTGATCGGCTTCGTCGCCGAATCGGCCGTGACACCGCCCAAAGCGAAGCTGTCGAAGAGGCGCGCCGGCTCCGAATCGCCGCCCGCGGCTTGACCGTGGGCGTGCAGTCCAAGCGCATCGGCGATCGGCTCCGTGCCGAGCTCGGCAACGTCATCAAGGCGCTGATCCTCGAAATCGACGCGAACCTACGTGAAGCAACGCCAGTTGACACTGGCCACGCTCGAGCGAACTGGGTCCCGTCGATCGGCGCTCCACACGTCGGCGAGGACACCGGCGCCGCGCACGAGCAGGGCGTCCAGCGCGTCCTCGGCTACAAGCTCGACGACGGGCCCGCGTTCGAATCGAATCGTGTGCCGTACATCAACAGCCTCAACTACGGCCATTCGAAGCAAGCGCCGCGCATGTTCATCGAAGCGGCTGTCGACAAAGCGGTGGCGACGATTCAGCAGCGCTACTCGGTCGCGATCGACGTGTCGTCTCTCAACGAGCTTCGCGGCGCGATCGGCCTGTCACGCGCGCTGCTCGCGTTCCGATAGCAACATCGACCCCATCGAACACGCCGATGTAGCGTCGACGCTGTGACCGAGGCACAGGCCGTCGAAGCCATTCTCGAGACATGGAAGGCGGGATGGGACATCCTTCACCCGGCGGACTGTCCGGTCACGTTCGAGAACGAAGCATTCACCAGCGTATCGCAGTGGGCGCGCGTGACGATCGTCCACACCGATCGCCGGCAAATGACGCTCGGTCCGGTCGGCTCACGGCGGTTCGAGACCCGCGGCCGTGTTGCGATTCAACTGTTCGCGGATTTGGATCAGGGCATCGGCAGAACCGCCACGCTTAACGGCGATGCGCGCGCCGTGCTCGAGGGCAAGACGATCGTCGTCGGTAACGAGAACGTCGCGCTGTTCGGTGGGGCGACGACGAACCTGCCCACGGATGGACGGTGGTCGATGAGCGTTGTCAACGTTCCGTTCTTCTACACGGAAGTTCGCTAGCTCGTCCAAAATCGACCCCTCGTGACGGTGCCGCGACGATGAATGCATGTCGCAGCTCGTTCAAGCCGATGCCGTAGGACTACTTGTTTCTCGCGAAGCAACGCCGGGCGTTCAGCCCACGAGCGGCTGGCTGATGCTGCAGCCGAACCCCGGCGGCATCCAGAACGCCACAAAGCAGAACGTCAACGTCGAGCGGCGAATCCTCTCGAAGAACATGACACCGGAGCGCGGCGAGGTCGTCGGCTACGACGTCGAACCGAAGTTCGCTTTCGATCTCACCAAGGACGCGCTCGACTTCTTCGGCGAGCTCATCTTCCGCTCGGCGACAAAGCACTGCGGTGGTACCGGTCTCTCGAAGTTCTCTCCGACGGCGGTCACCAACGGATCGCCGAGCTCGTGGACGGTGCCGTCCCTGGGGGCTCTGCAGTCCGGGACGCTCGTCCGCGGCAACGGCTTCACGAACGCTGCGAACAACGGCCTCCATCAGCTGACGTCCGGTTCGACCGGAACCAGCATCAAGACGACGGATGCGCTCGTCACGGAAGTCCCACCGGCGAATGCGACGCTCGAGGTGGCCGGCTTTCAAGGCGCGAGCGGCGACATCGGACTCGATGCGAGCGGCAACCTAACGTCGACGGTTGCCGACTTCACGACGATGGGGCTCAACGTCGGCCAGATGATTTACCTCGGCGATCCGACGAGCGGCGCGGCGTTCGCATTCGCGACGTCGACCTACACGGGCATCGCGATCGTTGTGTCGGTAGCGGCACACCTGATCACGCTGAAGCGTCGTGCGTGGACCGTCGGCTCGGCGGACAACGGCGCCGGCAAGACCATCCGCATCCTGTTCTCTCGGTGGTTGCGCAACGTGCCGATCGATAGCGCGGACTACTTCCTCAACCCGACTTGTCAGATGGAGATCAGCGAGCCGGGCGCGGCGACCGCGGCGGCGACGGACTATACGTATCTCGGTGGACTCGCGGTCGACCAGCTCGACATCGACATCCCGGTCGAAGGCAAGGTCGTCTCTACGTTCACGTTCTGCGGCATGACGATCACGGATCCGGCGACTACGCGCGCGACGGGCGCGAGCACAGCTCTGACCCCGAACGCGGCGCAGATCTACTCGACGGCGTCGAAGATGCCGGACATCCGCCTCTTGAAGCAAAGCGACGAGACGGTGCTGTCGGCCGAGGTGAACGGCCTCAAGCTGTCGTACAAGAACAACGTGAAGCCGCGGAAGCAGCTGGGCGTGAGCGGCGCAGCCGGGCTCATCTTCGGGCAGTACGAGCCGATGCTGACGCTCGACGTGTACGTGCTCTCCAACGACCTCACGCGCGCTCTGAATGCGAACACGGACGCGACGCTCGACTTCCTGTTCAAGAACTCCGACGGCGGCTTCGCGATGGACTACCCGATGGTGAAACCGCGCAAGGGCGACAAGACGTACCAGGCGGGCGACTGCGTGATGCTGAACGCGGATGTCCCGGCGAACCGCGATCCGAGCACTGGCCTGCTGCACTCGATGACGCAGTTCGCCTATTTGCCGTAACGCTTCCGCGCGCTGCTTCGGCTGCATCCCCCTAGGCAGCAACGACGAAGGGCATCAGCGCGCAGAACTCGGCTGGCAGACCCGAGCGCGCCACGTCTGCCCCCTCAAGGGTTGAGATCGACCCAACGCGTGCAGACGTGGACACTCGATCCATGCCCTCCGATGATCTGTTCGACTTCGCCTACCTCGAGCCGCGCGGCACGCGCCGGTTCACGCTCGACGCGGTTCACGTCTACAGCGCCGACCCGGTGGTGCTCGTGCTCGAGTACGCCGCACCCGGATCACCGTCGCGCGCGGCCTATGAGAGCGCCAAGCTGAAGGACACGAAGAACGACGACCTGCTCCGCATCGTCGCGCCGCTGGTCGTCCGCGATTGGAGCAACGTCTGCGACAAGGCCAAAGTGCCGGTCCCGTACTCGCCAGCGGCAATGCAGTCGATGGTCGACGGGCTCGTGAAGCACCGGCGCGCCGACATCCTGTGGAACGCGATGCTCTACGCGCTTAACCCGAACAACTTCCGCGATACGCCAAGCGCCGAGCAGCTGGGAAAAGCGTAGCGGCGTGGCTCGATTGGCACGAGCGCGCCGCGCCGATCAAGCGCCAGCTGAAACGCAAGGGACGGCAGCCAAACCGTCACGAGCGCGAGGTGCTCGAGGCGGAGCCCGAGCTCACGACCGC